CATGAGCACGAGCTCTTTGGCGCGCTGGCGGAGCTCCTGCTCCCAGTCGCGTCCTTGACGGGCGAACTCGGCGGCGAGCGTGGTTGTGTGATTGGCCAGGCGTGTGGCCTGAGCGGTCGCTTCCTTGGCGGGATCGACGTGCTCCACGCCATCCCAGAACCATGCGTGCTCGGGGAGGGTCGCTCCGAGCGTTCGTAGTGACTGCGGGAGCAGTCCCTCGACGAGCACCGCTTCGTTGAGCCAAGCCTTGAGCAGGCGGTCGAGCACGGCGAGCTGCAGGTGGTGCTGCTCGACGCGGATGCTCTTGAAGTACACCTGGTGGTCCAGGCGGCCGCTGGCGTAGTTGTAACCCGAAGAGTTCCCCGCCGCGACGTTGAACGGCATGTTCAGGCAGCGGGCGATCTCGTTGAGGACTTCGCGCTTGAACTCGCCGAACGTCGTCGTCGGCTGCTCCGCGTGAACCTGGCCGAGCTTCCAGCCGCCGGGGAGCACGGTCGCCAGCCGCTGTTCGAGCTCGACCTCGTCCATTGGCTCCAGCGGGTCGGCCTCGCCGTTGGGAGGAGCATCGGTGTAGATGACGGCGGCGAAGTTGGCGGCGGTCTCGGCGGCGGCGATCGTCGCCAGCGTGTACCGGCGGAGCTGCGCGAACAGCGGGAGCGCGGGCGTGATATCGGGAATGCCGCGGAGTTGACCGGGCCGATCGGAACGGAAGTAGTGCACGACGGCCGACGCGGCGAACGTGTCGTAGGCGGTGAGGTCGTCGACGGGTGCGCGGAGAAGGCCGCTGTCGCCCGGATGCCGCTTCAGTACCCGGTACGCGGAGGGGTTGCCCCATTGGTCGAGCACGATGCCGTCGATCTCATCGGTGCGCCCACGCTGGAGGAGCGGAGTGCAGACCTGATCCGCCTCGATGAGCTTGAGGTCCAGCGACACGGGCGACCCCCACGACGCGATCGCGGGGTTGTTGACAAGGAGGGCGAACGCCTCGCCGCTCTCGGCCCGGGCCAGCCGCATCGTCCGGAGCTTGCCGGCAAGATCCACGGCCCGGGACCACTGCTCGAACGCGTCCTCGATGCGGGCGTTGGCATCCGCGTCGCCCGTGAGCATCTGCAACCGCGGACCGGTGCCGATGGTGTCGTTAGCGAGCGTGAGGGCGATGCCCTTGGCGTAGGAGTTGTTGGCGACCTCGTACCGAGCGCGGTTGCGGAGGATGCGCCGGACTTCGGGATTCACCGCGGCGTTGGGCGAGAGACCGTCTGCGTTCGCCCAGTGCTTCCGGTTGTCGGGCGTGGTCTGCGCCGAGTCGAACTTTGCTACGACCAGCCGACGGCTGCCGCGTGAACCGCTTCCGTGCGGTGCACGCGACGCCGTCAGGGAGGGAGAGGCGGTCTGCGTCCCGCGACCGACCCGGCTCATGATGTTGGTGATGGTCTTGAGCATGGGGGTCAGACAGAACCGGGCGGGACGATCTTGGCGAACTTGATGCCGAGGCCGGGCTTCCTCGCGGCGTCCTTGGACGCGAGGTAGCGGTCGGCCTCGATCTGGTCCTTCAGCGGGTGCTGCTCGACGGACTGGCCGTCCACCGACGCCTTCGCGGGCTGCGATGCGCTGTCGCGGATGGCCTGCTCGAGGCTGGGGTCAGGTTCTGGCACGCGAGCACTCCGGGCGGCGAGACAGGGAAGGTCGCCACGGCATGCCTTTATGCATAAACCGATCGGGGTGTGGCGCTCGCGGAGCAGTAACTTGGCGTTTGTTCCACCGGTAGACCCCAGGCAGCCATCGATCGCAGCGTGAATCGAAACCCGGCCACTGCGCGGGCCGGTGCGCCGCTCATGCTCCAATGCGTTCGCTCGTGGTCACGCGTCGCCCGCAGTGGCGACACTCCCGCCGGCGGCGGATCGTGCCAATCGGGGTAGCGCGGGTGTAGACCACCTCGAAATGCCGGCACCCGCAGGTCGGGCAGACGAGTCCTCTTGGCTTTGCATCCTGCTTCGGCGGCGGCTTCGTCGTCATCGCGCCCGCTCCTTCAACGCCGAGAGTTTCAGCCGGGGACGAGCCATCACCTTCTGGTCGGTCCCGAACAGCACCGTCCCCTGCATCGACGCCGCGACCGCGCAGCCGACCAGCCCGTCCAGCCAGTGGTTGTCGAGCCCATCGACGCGAAGCTTCCACTCGTCGACGGTGCGGCCCCGGCCCTCGGTCCGCACCCGGTACTCGCTCGTTAGGTGCTCGGCCAGGAGCCGGTGGTGCTCGGGCTTGTGGCCGAAGAGCGAAAGCCCGCCCGGATCGCCCATTGGCACGGCGAGCCGTGCATGCACGAACGACTTCCAGAAGTTCGTGTCGAAGACGACATGCCGCACCGCGCGCTTGCCGGTGACCACGGGGACGCGCCAGTTCAGCCCGACCCGCTCGCCGCGCTTGCGCTTGTAGTCGCTGAAGGGAAGACTGCTGGCACCCACGTACCGACCGTGGCTGGGCGTGAGTACGCTCGCGTGCGGGCTCTGGCGGCAGAACTGGTAGACCACGTCCGTCGACGAACCCCAGTTGGCGTCGATGAGGCAGCGGTCGATGCGCACCATCGCGCCGTCGTCGCGCCGCCACTCGCGGGCCACGGTCGCCTCGAGCAGTCGCTCCAGGCCGCCGTAGATCGCGCCCTCGACGCCGGCGCGGGGCGACGCAGAGCCGAGCGTTCGCTTGATATCGCGGAGCGTGAAGTACGCCTGTTTCTGGTCCGGTTCGGTCCCGTAGTCGATGATGTGCCCCGTGAAGTCGTCCTCCCATGCCGCCACGAGATAGAACAGGGCCTTCCCCTGCACGTCCACGAACATCGTCAGGTGCGAGCACCCCAGCGGCACACGCCCGCGGGCATGGCCGTTCACCTTCGCCGCGATCTGGTCGGCGCTGAGCAGATCGTCGGCGACCTCTACCTCCGGGAGGGGCTCGTTCTGGTACTCGGCGAAGAACGCCGCCTCATTCTGCAGCCGCAGGTTCATCGCGTGCTGAACCGCCGACAGCTCGTCGTGGTTGAAGCGCTCAGGCCAGGCGATCACCGCACCGGCGTCCATCTCCGCGCGTTGGGCCTTGTATAGCGCGGTCGCCTCCGCTCCGCCCCGGTCCGCCTTCAGCCCCTCCGCACGAAGCCGGGCATACTCAGCCCACAGACGATCCGCTTGGGGGAACGAGTACACCATCTTCGTCCGCTCGCCTTGCCACTGCGGGTGCTTGTCGCGGTCGAGAATGCGGTCGGCCAGGTCATCCGGGCGCACGACGGTCAGCGTCATGAGGCCTGCGATCTTCTGGCCCGGCCCCGCCAGGCCCAGGATCGCGCCGGCGAGGATCCGCTCGCGATTCGCGCACTGAGACGGCGAACGAGCACTCTCGTCGGTCTGCGGGTCGTCGATCAGCACGAGCGACGGACGAACGCTCACGCCATCCACGCGCTTGTGCTTCATGCCGCGGATGCGGCCGGTGATGCCCGCGACTCGAATGATCGCGCCCGACGCGATCGAGCCCGAGATCGTGGGCAGCACGATCTCCCGTGCCGTCCAGCCGATGTGGGTCTGCTTGCCCTGGTGCAGCTGGCCTGACGCCCGCTGGTGGATGCCTTCGAGCGAACGGATCGGATGGCATACCTCCGGGAAGTCGGCCCCGAGGATCTCGCTGTTCTCCAGCTCCGCCTTAATCGACTCGAGCATGCCAGCCGCGTGCTCTTCGTCCGAGCCGATCAGCGCCACGAACTCGCGGTGCCCATAGAGCATCGCCCACAGGCACGCGACCTCGCACAGGCTGGTCTTGCCCGAGCCGCGCGGCATCGCCATCGCGAACAGCCCGCCCTCGAGCACCGCCTGCTCGATCTTGGCGATGACCTTCAGATGGTCGTCGGACCATTTCAGGTGGAACGTCTGACCGAAGTACGTCTCGCAGAAGTACCGAAAGTCCTTTGCGGCCCTGGAACGCCGCGAGGGGTCAACTACGGTCGGCAGGGTGCCGATGTCCCGTCCCGACAGCGACAGCATCGCGTTGCGGAGCCGGGCCCGCTCCTTCATCGCCTCGTAACCCGTGAGCCCCTCGGGTGTGCGGGCTGCTTCGGCCAGCGCCTCGTGCCGCGTTGTCACCAGCCAGGCGACGTAGCGAAGTAGATCGACCTTACCCGCGTCGCCATCCGCCGCTACGCGGAAGCCCGCGCGCGTGCGGTGCCGGTGGAGCTGCCGCTCGCTGATCACTTCACCCAGCGGCGTGCTGTTGAGCAGCCGCGCGAGTTCACTGGGCTTGAGTTGGCGCGGGTCAATTGCCACCGGCGTTCATCTCCTTCACCAGCCACGCGGCGTAATGGACGAGGTTGAGCGTGCCGTTCGCGTTTGTCGGTGCGCCCGCGTCGATGTCGGCGCGGAGCATCTCCTCGGTGACGGGCTTCCCGCCCATCCGTGTCAACACCCGTGCCGCATCCGCGACGCCCAGCGCGGCGGGATCGAGCCGGGACATTCCCTGCCCATGCGCGGAACTAGGCGCGTGTTCGGGAGTCATCTCGGACCTCCAGCGCACAGTTGCCCACATGGGCGGCGGACTTGCCCACATGTCGCGGATTGACGGCGAAACCGCTGCGGTTTGCCTTGCCTGGTGGCGGATGTCATGGCTTCATGTGTCACAACGCGGGTCGGAAGCCCGCGACGGAGACCACGACGATGAACGCCCCGCAGAACGCCAAGAAGAACACCAAGCCGAGCCTCGACGGGATCAGCAAGCAGAAGGCCCTCGACGCCGAGATGGAATGGGCAAAGGTCGAGCTCCTGCTCGCAACGCTTGAGACGCGCAAGAGCGACAGCCTCGACTTCCACGAGATTCCGGTGTGGTCGATCCGGGATCTTGTCCGCCACGCCTTCGAGGCCGGGTACCGCGAAGGCCTGCACACCGGATACCGCCAAGGGCGAAGCGACGCGGTCCGCGAGGCCGCACGCGAAGAGGCCCCGACAAGCCCTCGCAATCCCGAACTGCCGACCGCCTGAAGCCCGCGAAATGCGGGCCTCGTTCTTCAAGGGACCAGCAAAACGCATAGGAGCATGAACATGAACGCACGCAAGCACAACCGCAAGCCCGAACCGACCGCCGCCGAGAGCTACGCCGCCCGCCGGAACGACATCGCCCGCCTGATGGACGTCCTGCAGATGGAACTCGACAAGCACGCCGAGCAGGCCAAGGCCGATCCGCGCAACTGGGGCTTCGCGGGAAGCCTCGGGAAGGTCCGCAGCGACCTGATCGACCTGGTTGGGTTCCTCAGCAACATGGACCCCGAGCACGTTGAGACCTTCCTGAACGACGCCGAGTAACCCCCGCCACGGAGACGCGCCATGAAGATCAAGCACATCGTCATCGAGGGCAGCGAGGAAGACATCACGGTGCGAGCCACGGCCGAGGGCGCGACCGCCAGCGTCGTGCGCATGAGCCGCGCTCAAGGCCGCTTCGACAAGGTCATCGCCGAGTTTCGCCGCGACGAGAGCCGCGAGGCCCGCTACGCGAAGGCCGCTGAGGTGGCCAAGCACGTCTACGGGCGGGACCGCCGGGGACAGGCAGCCGCCACCAACTCGATGGTCCACGACGTCCTCAACGAGATCGAGCGCATCGCTGGCTGCTGACCACGCGGCGTCGCGGGGAACCGCGACGGCCACGCTTCCCCGCCGCAACGTGCGGCGGTGTTCCGCACCACCGTTCTGGAGATGATCATGAGTACGAAGACCAAGAAAGCCGCGAAGCCCCGCACCCCCAAGATGTCCAAGAGCGCTTCCCGCGCCGAGGGAGCGGCCAAGACCGACCGCCTCCGCAAAGCCGCGCTCGCCGAGATCAAGAACCGTCTGGAGGGCAAGCCCGACGAGGCGACGCCCGCCAAGGTCAAGGGCGGCAAGACGCCCAAGGCCCCGAAGCCCGCGAAGGAGGCCAAGCCCAAGCGCGTCAGCGCCCTTGACGCGGCGGCGCAGGTGCTCGCCATGAGCGAGGTACCGATGCGGGCTAAGGAGATGATCGCCGCGATGGAGGCGAAGGGTCTGTGGACGAGCCCCGGCGGCAAGACGCCGGAGGCCACGCTCTACGCCGCCATCATCCGCGAGATCGCCGCCAAGGGCACCGCCGCCCGGTTCAAGAAGCATGAACGCGGCGTCTTCGTCGCGGGGAAGGGGGCCTGAGCCATGCCTGCCACGCCGACCCAAGCCCAACTCGACGACGTGCTGCAGGCCGCCCTCTACCTCCTCGGCGCGCGGCAGGACCAGATGCTCACCCTCGAGGAATGGACGGACCTGGCGCGGGCCGTCGCCGCCTGCCAAGAGCGCAAGACGGGCGAGTACCTGACCGAGCACGACCTTGAGGACATCGCCGAGCGATACGCCCTTGAGTGGGACGAAGCCACCGACGGCCCGCTGCCCAGCCTCGACGAGTGAGACGGTCATCACGCCTTGCTCCCAGCCGCGACGATCGTCGCGGCTTTCTCTTCGGCCACACCCTTCGCGAGAAGCCGCTCCGCCTTGCGGCCTGTGAACTTCTCCCAGCGCTGCACGATCACATCGCAGTAGAGCGCATCGAGTTCCATGAGGAACGCCCGCCGCCCGGTCATTTCCGCGCCGATGAGCGTCGAGCCTGAGCCCCCGAAGAGGTCGAGCACGTTCTCGCCGGGGCGAGACGAGAACTCAATAGCCCGTCGCGCGAGTTCGACGGGCTTCTCGGTGAGGTGGACCATGCTCTGCGGGTTCACCTTCTTGATCGACCACGTATCCGGCACATTCGCGGGACCGAAGAACCGGTGCGCTGCGCCTTCCTTCCAGCCGTAGAAGCACCACTCGTGGTTGCCCATGAAGTCCTTGCGGGTCAGGACCGGGTGCTCCTTGATCCAGATGATCGCTTGCGCGAAGTAGAGCTCGCAGCGCTTGAGCACGGGCGGGTAGTTCCCGCAGTTGGCGTAGCCGCCCCAGATGTAGAACGTGCCGCCGGGGATCAGCACGCGGGTGATGTTTCCGAACCACGCCGCGAGCAGCCGGTCGAACTCATCGTCGGACACGAAGTCGTTGGCGAGCGGCCGGTCCTTGGCCCGGAGCTTCTTGTGCGTCGCGCGGCTCTTCTCGGGGTAGCGGTTGAGGTCGGCGCTCTGCTGATCGTGCTGGTCGGCCTTGCCCGGCAGCGCGAACGAACTCAGCCCTGCGACGATCGCGTTATTCGATCGCGGCTCGACCTTCACGTTGTACGGCGGATCGGTGTTCACGAGATGGATCGGCTGGCCATCCAGCAGCCGGTCTAGGTCTTCGGGCTTCGATGAGTCGCCGCACATCAGGCGGTGGTTGCCGAGCACCCAGATGTCGCCGGGCACGGTCGTCGCGGCGTCGGGCGGCGCGGGGACATCGTCCGGGTCGGTCAGACCGTCGTTCCCAGCCGGGGCCATGATCGCCGCGAGGTCCTCGGCGCTGAACCCGAGCACAGCGAGGTCGAAATCCACGCCCTTCAGATCGGCGAGCTCGATGGGGAGGAGTTCCATGTCCCACGAGGTCAGGGACGCGACCTTGTTGTCGGCGATGCGCAGCGCCTTGACCTGGTCCGGCGTCAGGTCCGTCGCGCGGATGGTCGGCACTTCCTTCAGCCCGAGCTTTCGCGCGGCGCGCAGCCGTGTGTGCCCGGCGATGATGACGCCGTCACCGTCGATCAGGATCGGGATCTTGAAGCCGAAGGTCTCGATCGACTTGGCAACCGCATCGATTGCGGCGTCGTTGATGGTGCGAGGGTTGCGGTCGTACTCCTTGACCGCGCTGATGGGGAGCATCTCGATGTTCACGGCGATCTCCGTTCAGGCGCGCGGCGTGCGCCGCGCGTGAGGGGCGTCATGGCCCGCGGCACATGCCGACGGGTCCGGGGATCGCTGGATTGCTGGTTGGATCGCTCGGGCAACAGGCCCGTCCGGGGGCGCTCAGCGCCCCGAGTCTCGCCCGTTACGGGCCGCGCCCGTTGGCCACGGGTTTGCCCACGTTGGCCCACGTCGCGTTCTTGGCGGGGCCGCGTACCAACCCCGCCAGTCGCCCGCCCCGCGCCCGGACGGGCAAAACAAACTCTGTCGCCAAGCGCGGCTGTTCCCGCGGGCGTCTCTTCGCCGCCTGGCCCGGGAAGTACCTACCGACCCCCTCACCCCCGCCGTTTGGCTTCCGGCTGTTGGGCTCGTGGTAGGCGCGACCTGGCACGCGACCTGCATGGGCGCGGCGGAGCGAGAGGGGGGAAGTACATGATGAAAGAGAGAGATCTTTCAATCTTTCAATACCTCCCTTACGCCCATGTCCGTGCCCGCGCGTACGCGCTCCGCGTGCGCGCGCGGTGAATAGGTGAAAGATTGAAAGATTCGGTTCAGGGCAGCGCATACACCACCTTCGGCCGCGTCGAGGAGGATTCCTGCTCCTGCCGCAACTGCTGCGTTTCCAAGAGGTTGTCGATCACTTCCTGCCGCTCCCGCTGCGTCAGCCACTGCGTCTTGCGGCAGAGTTCACTCCGGGAGATCTTTCCACCCGCCTTGCGCACCACCCGGACCACGCGCTTTTGTCGGGCATCGAACACACCGTCGGCGACCCACTCGTGGGCGATGTAGAGCATTCGGCGCGTCAGGTATGACGACAGGTCGCACGCCCAGCGGGCGGCGTTCTCGTCGATGACCGGCTTCTGGGCGTTCGCCGAGCACGCGTAGATCAGGGCGAGCCGGCAGGCCTTCTCCTCGGCTCGTGCCCACAGCGATCGGCCCGACTCGTCGGGCTTGGCGAGCTCGGCGTCCACCATCGCGGCGAGCGCGTCGAACACCGCGCCCGCTTCCGGCGTGGTCTCGATCACGATCGGCTGAGGGTGCTCATGGGACAGGTTGCCACCGGGCTCGAACGTTCCCCACCACTCGGCTGCCTGCTTGAGCGTATCGGGAACGCCCGTCGCCCGGGCGCGCTGCCGCGCCGGCGTCTCGGCCGACTCGAACACCAGCAGCCTGGCGATGAACCCGTCGCTGAGGCTGTCGGCGGTGAGCGACTCGAAGAAGTGTTCCGGCACGGTCGTGCCATAGACGCTCACGCACGGCTGATCGACCACCTTGTTCCGCTTCTTGTCGGCATACGCCTTGCCCCGGAACACGGTGTCGGCGCTGGAATAAAGCTTCATCAGCGCCGTCAGCACGTTGAACAGGTGCGGGGCCTTCTTCGGATCGCCGATGGTGCGGAGGAAGCGCCCGAACTCGTCGATCTGGAACAGGATCGCCGGCTCGGCCTCGACGGCGGTGACCAGCCCGGCGTCCGACGCCAGGTCCTCGTTCCCCTCGTGCTCCACCATGTCGGCGGCGAAGAGGATGTTCTTGTTCACCTTGCGGGCGTTGTCCTTGCCCGCGCCGGAGGGGGCAACGCCGACGCAGTAGACGTTCGTGCGGTTGCCGCGCTCGTCGCGCACCTTGCGGGCCGCGAGCACGGCCTGGAGGCAGATCCCCGCCGCCAACGCCAGGACGGGCTGCGGCCGCGTGGCTGTCGCCAGGTTGTGCGCCACGACCTGCTCGATGAAGCCCGGCACACGGAGCAGGTGATCGGGGAACGCGCCGGGGTCGGCCGGGCGCTCGGAGCGGGGACGCTCGCCGGGAACACGCCGGCGCTCGGGATCAAATCCCGAGAGGTCCACATCGCTTGCTTCAGCGGGCCCGGCGTCGCGCAACCACCCGTGCGGGCGGTCGTGCGGCTTGCTCGCCGCGTCGCCAACCTTGTGCCGCAGCTCCTTCTCCGACCACGGCGGCTGGCAGCGCGGGTTGTACCGGTCCCACAGCAACCCGAACGCCGTCTCCGCGTCGAGCCCGAACCCGTGCACCATCGCGGTGGCAGCTGCGTAGGTCTGGCTGTGCCCGCCCGAGCCGGAGATCGCCGGTGGGATGCGGTCGAGGTACGCCTCGGCACGTCGCAGGACGGTGTCTGGAGCGGGAGCGGGGCGCGGCACTGCGCGCCGGGAAGCCGGTCGTTCCTGTGGGGGTGCATCGCCATGACGCAGCCTCGTCACCGCCTCGGCCAACGCCGCGACCGCCGCGCCGAGCGTCTCGGCATCGACCACGGCGGGCTCGCCCTCGAGCGGGTCGTACAGCTCCCCGCTGGGGTGCATACTCGGGCCGACGACCGTCTGAGCGCCGGTGCTGCGCAGTTCGACGATCATCTTCTTCGACGCCGGGTCCTGGTGCTTGCGGGTCTTCGCCCCCTCGCAGATGTACCACCAGTGCGACGAGGGCTTGCCAGGCCGCCCCGATGTCGCGCCCGTCGGCGGCAAGAACGCCGGCGCGAGCGCCACCGCCTCCTCGCAGTCCAGGTCGACGTCCACGAGCCATCCGCTCGGCTCGCCGAGCAGCACGCCGATGTTCCCAGTGCCGTTGAAGTGCTGGGGCAGCTCGGCGTCGGACAGGCGCAGGTCCGTCCAGCCCTTGAGCACGGGCACCTTCGTCCCCGCGGGCACGGGGATCGGCGCGTAGCCGCGCGCGAGGTACCACCGCGCCGCGTCGAGCAGGTTGGACGGCCCGTCGCTCATTGCTTACTCGTCGTCCCCCTTCGTCTTGACCCCGGCGCCCATGATCTTCAGCATGTGTGCTGCGTTCTCGCGGTCCCTCTTGCTCGCGCGGTAGTCAAGCAGGCGGTCCAGGTCCACGACTGGCTTCACCGCGTACTCGAAGCTGTGCTCGCTCCCGGCCAGCCCGAGGGCGTGCGCGATCGCCTGGGTGCAGCGGCTGGATCGGTGCGTCCCCGCCGCCGCCAGGAGCAGCGGCACCTCGGCCCGCGTCTGGCCGTGGTACATGAGGCCACCGACGCTGCGGGCCAGGAGCGCCCCGACGCCCTTGGCATCGTTCTTGTCGATGGATGCCGAGGCGACATGCCGGCCCAGCACGCGGCCGTCCTTGTCCGTTTCTTCGATGGTGATCGTGATCATCGTGTGCTCCTGTTCAGAAGGGGATTTCGTCGTCTGGGATGCCGTACGTGGTGCCGACCGGCTCGGGCAGTCGCTCGGGCAGGCCGTCGTCCCCGTCAAGCCGCGGCGGCTTGTCGCCCAGGCGGTGCGCCACCACCCGCTCGAACTGCTCGCCCGCCTTCCTCTCGACCGTGATGTGCAGCGCCAGCGCGAGCGCCCCGGCCCGCGCGAGCTCGACCGCTTCCTCGGTGCCGCCGGGCACCGGCTCGACCGATCGGGCCCGCCACCATGCTTCGGCCTTCGTCCGCGCGTACCCGGTGTGGTCGAAGCAGACCCACTCGCGGAAGTAGCGGTTGAAGCCGACGCGGTACTCGACGCGCATCGTCAGCGGCGCGGCCGGGTCATTCCGCTTCATGTGGACGTGGTACGTCGTCTCGCTGACATGGTGCTCCTCGCGGGTGGTCTGGCCCGAGAGGATGCCCTCGGTGCTGGCCTGAGCTTCGTGCTTCTGCCGGTTGGGCTCGGGGAACTGGTGCCCGCACTCCGGGCAGGTCTGGTAGCCCGCCGCGATCAGCGCGTGGCACTGCGGGCATTCCTTCGCTGGCGCCTCGCCCTCGCCACGGTCATCCGTGGTGAGCCGGATGGCATCGACCGGCCCGTGCCGGAGCACGTTGCCGCCGAAGTCCAGCACGAGGCAGTCCGCCTTGCCCGGGTTGAGGCGGAAGCCACGGCCGACCATCTGGTAGTACAGACCGGGCGACATGGTCGGCCGCACTAGCGCCACGCAGTCGATGTGCGGGGCGTCGAAGCCGGTCGTCAGCACGTTGACGTTGCAGAGGTACTTGAGCGCTCCCGAACGGAAGCGGTCGAGGATGGCGCTGCGCACGCCCGCGGGCGTGTCCCCGGAGACGAATCCGCACTCGACGCCGTGCTTGGACTTGAGCACTTCCACGATGTGCTGCCCGTGCCGGATGCCCGACGAGAAGATCAGCGTGGCGGAGCGATCCCTGGTGTGCTCGACGATCTCGGCGCACGCGCCGTCGACGAGTGCGTCCTTGTCCATGAGGTCCTCGACCTCGCTCGCGACGAACTCGCCGGCGCGAACGTGCAGGTCGTCGGTGCTGACTTTCTGAAGCCCCGCCTTGGTCCGCAGCGGTGACAGGAAACCCTGCACGATCAGCTCGCGGACGCCGACCTCGTAGCAGACATGATTGAGGATGTTGCCAGGCTCGCAGATCGGGCCGGACTTCATGCGGAACGGCGTCGCCGTCAGGCCGATCACCCGCGCGAGCGGGTTCACGATCTTGGCGTCGGCGATGAACTGGCGGTACATCCCCTCGCCGTCGGGCGGGATCAGGTGCGCCTCGTCCACGATGAGAAGGTCCACCGGCCCGAGATCGCACGCCCGCTGGTAGATGGACTGGATGCCCGCGATGGTGACGGCGTACCCCAGGTCCTTGCGCTTGAGACCCGCGGAGTAGATGCCCACGGGCACGTCCGGCGCGATGTGCCGGAGCTTGTCCGCCGCCTGCTCGAGGAGTTCCTTGACGTGGGCAAGGATGACCACGCGCCCGTTCCACGGCCCGACCGCGTCGCGGCAGATGGTGGCGATGACGGGCGTTTTACCGCCCCCGGTGGGAATGACCACGCACGGGTTGTCGTCGCGCGTCCGCAGGTGCTCGTACACCGCGGCGATGGCGTCGGATTGGTAGGGGCGAAGCTCCATCAGGTGATGCCCCCTTCGGGAACGCCGTTCGCTACTATCACCTGATGCGAGTCGCCGTACTGATCTTGACGCTCGTGGCAGCCGCGCTTTCGGCGTGCCGCTCGACGCCCGACGCACCGGAGACAGGAGCGGCCATGATTCAAGTTGAGGTTTTGGGTTTCGGTGACTGTCCGAACACCCCAGAGTTTCTCCGGCGCGTGCAGGTGGCGGCTACTCGAGTGGACGGCGCGCGAGTTGTGTACGTCGATCAGGAAGCGCTGCCCGAGCATGACGTCCGCCGCGGATATCCAACGCCGACGGCGCTGGCGAACGGACGAGACCTGTTTGGGCTTCCTGCTCCCACCACTCCGAGCATGGGCTGCCGGATGTATGAAGGCGGGCTGCCCGACGAAGACGCGATCACTGCGCGACTGCGGAGAGCGACTGCTCGCTGATCCCAACTGGCCTGTGGCAATCTGCATCACGCGTGGATCTCCGTGATCTCCACCAGCACCTTGCCGCCCGGCGTCACCGGGCCTCGCTCAACTTCAAGCCGATCGATCTGCGAGTCGTCGCGGTACGCCCCGCCGTGGGCGAGCGCGTCGAGCAACGCCTTCTGCACGTTGTCGAGGTCGCGCCGGCGGTGGTCCGGCGGGCAGACCGTGACGCGCACCGCCAACCGCCCCTCCATCCGCGCCACGCGCACCGCCGCGAGGGCGGCGCACACGTCCCTGCGGTAGCGCCGGCCCTCGCGGCTGATCACCGTCCTCGGCCCCACCCTCCGCCAAATGTGGTTGACGCTGGGCGGATAGGGGAGCTCGAGGACGCGGCTGTTGGGGGTCAGCGTTTCCAGGGCGGCGTGCTCCCCGGGCCGACCCCCGCGGGCACGCGAGCGCCGGCAGCGGCGCCGTTCCCCGAGCCGCCCTTCTTGGCGTAGCCCTTGATCACGTTGGTGAACTCGCCGTTGTCGTCGCGCTTCTTCAGCCCGACGCTGATCTCCAGAGGGATGTTGTGCAGCTCAATCGAGTCCTTCGGCTGCATTACCCCCACGGCGCGGCAGACGGCGGAGAGCTCGCCGCGGGCGATCTTGACGGTCATCTCGCTCTTGTTCTCGAGGTTGAGTCGGGCCCACACGAGCCGGCCCTTGTGCTCGCCGTCGATGATCTGGAACGTCAGCTGCAGGTACTTGCCCCCGCCGGCCTTGGTCGGCTTGTACTCCGAATCGGAGATGACGGCGAGGTACTTACCCGCTGGGATCGGGTCGAGCGCAACGGAGGGATCGACCTGGTTCGCATCGAAATTGTTCAGTGAGGCCATGAGTGAGCGTCCTTGTCAGGGGGGCTTGGTCGTGCGGAGTGGGATGAGATCAGGCGGCTGGCGCGTCGCCGGCGGTCGGCGCGGCGGCCGCCCTGACGGGCGCGGACTCGGCGATGGGGTTCTCGCCGCGGGCGAAGGCGCCGTAGACGCGGAAGTCCAGCGGCAGCTCCTCGGGAAGCGAGAGGCGGTTCTTCGCCACGTGCGCCGGCCGCTCGACGGTGCGGATGATCCGCTCGCCGGTGCCAACGCCGTTGTGCTTGGCCTTGTTGAACCCCTCGTCCACCTTGACCGTGTGGACCTTGTACGTGGCGAAGAGCACTTCGTCGGCCCACTCCTGCACCAGCGCCGACGCGAGCTTGTGCAGCCGCGGGGAGTAGCGGTCGTAGGGGACGGTCTCGGGGTTCTCGAACTTCTCGATCTTGGCGTGCGCGATCAGCACGATCGTCATGCCGCGGTCGATGCGCAGCGCGTCGAGGGCGCCCAGCACCATCCGCCACTTGTCAATCGCGTAGGTGTACCCCTTCGCGTAGCCGATTTTCTCGATGTTCTCGACGCTCTCGTCCGCGCACACCGCGGCCCAGATAAGCCGTTCAAGCCAGTCGAGGCTGTCGATGACGACCGTCTTGTACGAATGGGCGGTCGTGTAGAGTGACTCAAGCGCCGCCATCACATCGCCGAGGCTGCGGGCGAGCGGGAAGCTCTCGCAGTTGATGTCCGCCAGGCCGTCCTCGGTGGGGACAAAGATGGGCTTCTCGGCCATCGCGCCGAACGTGCTCTTGCCGATGCCGTGCGTGCCGTAGAGCATCACGCGGCGGGGCTGGGGCCGGCGCCCCTTGGTGATCTGGTTCATGAGGGTCGTGGGGGTTGTCGCGGTCATGGGATCTCCGGTTGAGGAAGGTGGAATCAGGTCGCCGGGCCAGATGTCGCGCTCGAACTCGCCCTGCCCGAGGCGGACGAGCGGCGGGCTGTTGCGATCCGCGTGCGGGGCACTGGCCGAAGGCACGCCAGTACCCCTCTGCTCGTGCCCTGCGGGTGTCGCGCCTCAGTTCAAGGCGGGGTTCAGGTCGGCGAAGTGGGCGCGGAGCCGGAGCACGAGGCGATGCACCGTCCCGCGGTGCACGCCGCGCTCCGCCGCGATCTGCGGGATCGACTTGGTCTGGAGTTCGCGGGCGAGCGCGCCGAGGTCGCCCGGCAGGCGCGAGAGCCGGTCGGCCATATCGAGCCGCAGATCGCTTTGGGCGGCAGACGGGTGCCGATCTCGGAATGCGTACCCCTCGGAGCCCGCGTCGGGCAGGGGCACGCGCCGTGATGCGCGGCCGCTGTCACGGCGGAGCTGCTTGCACTTCTGGGCGTACCAGAGATCGAGCGCGCCCTTGGCATAGGTGGTCTTCGACGCCAATGCCGCGTCATACCGCACAAGCGCCTTGAGCACTTCGCACGCGCCTTCGCTCTCGAGGTCGCTCCGGTCGTGTTCGTTCAGGCGGAACATCCGGCAGAGGCGCTCGACGCGGAACGTGAGTTGCCGCACCGTCAG